AAAGGAGATCAAAGTGGCAACCACAGTTATCACAGGGCGCGATTTGGCTCTTACTATTGATAGTAAGTCATACGATGCCCAAGCATTATCAGTTGCGTTAAACACAACTTTAGATCGTCAAGCATATGAAACTCTTGATGGTCGCGTATTCAAATCAATCGATTCAGACTGCACAATGGATTTAACAATCCTTGCTGATTGGGGCGCATCAACAGGATCAGCGTATTCAATTTGCGAACTACTATGGGCAGCAACATCATCAGCACCAGATACATCTTTGGCTTATTCATTCACAGCTGCAACTGGCGCAGTATTTACTGGCAACCTTTATCCAAACTTCCCAAATCCAAACGGAAATGGTAAGGATGCACAACAGGTTTCATTCACACTACAATGCACAGCAAAGCCAACTTTAACAGTTAGCTAATAGTAAGAAAACGGGAGCAAAAAAATGAAGTTACCAATCACAATTGAATATAACTCAGGTGAGCAAGCGACTTATATCGCCCAACCACCTGAGTGGGCTAAATGGGAAAAATCAACTGGTCATACCATAAGCCAAGCAAAAGAAAAACTTGGAATGTGGGATCTGATGTTCTTAGCATGGAACGCTCATAAGCGTGAAGCTGCTGGAAAACCAGTTAAACCATTTGAGGCTTGGATGGAAACTATTGCCGATGTAATTGTCGGTGATGCAGACCCAAAAGTCACCCAGCAGGAAGCCTAAACAGATTATTGGTTGAGTTGGCAATAGCCACACAAATACCAATGCGTGAATGGGTTGATGCAGACGACATATTAACAGCTATCGAGATATTGGAGCAGAGGAATGGCGGATGAAGCAATTGCCTATAATAAAGCCGATCTCCGCGATATTTACAAAGCGTTCAAACTCATGGATGACCAAGCAACAGAGGAGGCTCGAACTCAGTCTGCTGCTCTGGCGTATTTTGCATCTGAGGAAATTAAAGTCGCAGCTAGTTCAAGAACAAAAGCAGGAAAAGCAGTCCAGAGAGTTGCGGATGGCGTTAGCATCTCAAAGTCGAGCAAAATCGGTGAGTTCAGTTATGGTTTCGCAAGACAAAAGTTTTCAGGCGGTGCTACTACACAAACGCTATGGGGTGGTCTTGAGTTTGGTTCAAATAAATTCAAACAGTTCCCTACATATTCTGGGCGACAAGGTCGTGGATCTCGCGGATGGTTCATTTATCCAACCCTTCGTAGAATTCAGCCTGAATTGATTGATAAATGGGAACAAAGTTTTGATCGCATTATTAAGGAATGGGTCTAATGGCTACTGGTAATCGCACATTAAAGTTATCAATTCTTGCGGATGTTGATGACTTAAAAAAGAAGTTAGGCGAAGCTGATAAAGCCGTTGAGGACAATTCAAATAAGATTTCAGAGTTTGGTAAAAAGGCTGCTGCTGCATTTGCGGTTGCTGCCGCTGCCGCTGTTGCTTATGGCACTAAATTAGCCATTGATGGGGTCAAAGCTGCCATTGAGGATGAACAGGCACAGTTTAGGTTAGCCAATGCCCTAAGAGAGGCTACAGGGGCTACTGATAGTCAAATTAAGGCTACTGAGGACATGATCCTTAAAACTTCTCTAGCCACAGGTGTTGCCGACGATAAATTGCGCCCAGCTCTACAAAGATTAGCTGTATCAACAAAAGATACTGAGGAAGCCCAAAAATTATTAAGTCTTGCTTTAGATATAAGCAAAGGGTCAGGAAAAGATTTAGAAACGGTCGCCAATGCTCTGGGTAAAGCCCATGACGGTCAATCAACCGCATTGGGTAGATTAGGACTTGGCTTATCAGCTGCCGAACTTAAAACGATGTCATTTACTGATGTCCAACAAAAACTATCTGATCTTTATGGTGGCGCAGCCGCTACAAATGCTGAAACTTTTCAAGGTAAAATTGATCGATTAACTGTTGGATTTAATGAAGCAAAAGAAAGTCTTGGAAATGCGTTGCTTCCATTTGTAGAACAATTTATTACTTATTTAAATGATGTTGGACTTCCAACCCTGAATGCTTTTATTGCTGGACTTACTGGCGATGAAGGATTAAAAGCAGCTCTTGATGAAAGCCAAAAAGGTGCTGCTAGTTTTGGTAATGCAATTAGAGTGGTTGCTGGAATTATTTCAGGTTTCATTACATTTGTCAGAGAAGCAATTGGCTTATTGGTTGAGTTTGCAAATCAAGCAGTTAGATTAATTAACATTATTAAGCCAGGTGCAGACATTGGTTATATCCCAAATCCGTCATTAACAGGCACAATGCTGGGTCAAAGTAAAACTAGTGCGCTTCCAAATGGTGGTTATACAACAGGTCAGGGCGTTACAAACATTACGATCAACACTTTAGATAGTGAAAGTGCTGCAAGAGCTGTGGCTAAGGTAATTAACGAAAGTGCGGCTAGATCCGTTCCTTCATTAAGCGGCACAAGTATTAAAGGTAACTAATGACAGTTTTCAATCCAAGTTGGAAATTGACGGTTGCTGGAACTGATTATACAAACATCGCTATAAGCGATATTGCCCATCAAGCAGGTAGAACTGATATTTACAGCCAACCTGCACCTTCATATATTCAAATCAGTTTGATTTCAACCAATGGCACAATTTTACCTTTTGCAATAAATGATAGTTTGGTTTTGCAAATTAAGAATAGTTCAAACACTTATGTTAATCTTTTTGGTGGAGATATAACTGATCTGACTGTTGAAGTTCAAGCAACTGGATCTATCGGAACCGTTATTAATTACACAATTCTAGCTATGGGAACTTTGGCAAAATTAGCCAAAATAATTTACAACTCAACTATTTCTCAAGATGATGATGGCAATCAGATTTATAATTTGCTATCTAGTGTATTACTTGGCAAATGGACTGATGTTCCAGCAGCTTCAACTTGGGCAGGATATTCTGCAACTGAAACTTGGGCTAATGCCGTCAATCTTGGACTTGGTGAAATAGATACTCCGGGACTTTACACAATGGAAAATCGAGCAGCATCACCAGATACCATTTATAATATCGCTGGACTTATTGCTAATTCAGCATTTGGATATTTGTATGAGGATAATCAAGGAAACATTGGTTATGCAGATGCGGATCATCGTCAGATTTATTTGCTTGCAAATGGTTACACAGATTTGACAGCTAATGATGCTTTAGGATCTGGACTTCGAACCACAACTCGATCAGGTGATATCCGAAATGATGTTTATGTCAATTATGGCAATAATTATGGATCTCAAAAAACAGCAACCTCAACCGCTTCAATTGCTCTTTATGGATATAAATCCGAAAGTCTAAATACAACCCTTCATTCAGCTGTAGATGCTCAAGCTGTGGCAGATCGCTATATTGCTCAAAGAGCTTATCCTTATCCAGTTTTTGACAGTATCACCTTCCCAATGACTAGCCCAGAATTAAGTGATGCTAATCGGGATGCTTTGCTTGGCGTGTTCATGGGCATGCCAGTTAATATCCAAAACCTTCCAATTCAAATCTCAGGCGGTCAATTTGAGGGCTATGTTGAAGGATGGCGTTGGAGCACAGGATATAAAGAACTATTTTTGACAATTAATGTTTCACCAGTCAGTTTCAGCCAAGTCGCTATGCGATGGAATACTGTGCCTGTTGGAGAGAAATGGAATACCTTATCCGCTATACTAACATGGGAAAATGCGACAATAGTCGCCTAAAGGAGAACGATGGCAACAACTACCAACTATTCATGGACAACGCCTGACGATACAGCGTTGGTTAAGGATGGCGCGTCAGCGATTAGATCGCTTGGAACTTCAATTGATACAACCACCAAAAACCTTAACCCATCAACAACTCTTGGCGATATTGAATATCGTTCATCAACTGCTAATACAAACACAAGACTTGGAATTGGATCAACTGGTCAAGTCTTAACTGTTGCAAGTGGTTTGCCAAGTTGGGCAACACCTTCAACATATAATCCTAATTATGTTTTATTAAATAGTGGTGGCACATCATTAAGTGGATCATCTACGCAAGTAACTGGAATAAGTAGCAAAACCGATTTATACATTTTTATAACAGGTGCAAGTATTGCGTCTAATGGTTATAATTTAACATTTACATTTAATGGTGATACTGGCGCAAATTACAATATGGCAGGTGTAAAACACAATTCAGTTGATGCTCCGTTAGTTAGACCAATTAGCAGTTATACAAGTCAAACGGGCGGTGCTTGGAATTTTGGTCCTGCGGCTGCAAGAACTATTAATGCAATTATTAGAGTAAGTGGATGCAATAGTTCAGGCTTAAAAGTTTGGGCTTCTAATGCATCAAGTGATTCAAATGATGATTCTTTTAACTATCAAGGTCAAGGTCATTACACAGGCAGTTCAACAATTTCTAGTGTTGAAGTTAGAACATCTGGCAGCACATTTGATGCTGGAACTATTTATGTATATGGAGCATAAACAATGAAAATAACAGAAAAAACTTTTGACATTCAAACAGGCGAAGAAACTATTACAGAGCGTGAAGAAACTGCTGCTGAAAAAAAGATAAGAGAAGGATTTGAAAAAGAAGCAGTTGCAAGAAAAGCCGAAGCCGAAGCAAAAGAAACTGCTAAAGCAGCAATCCTTGATCGCATTGGCTTAACTGCCGATGAACTTAAAACGATACTTGGCTAATGAAGGCTTGGTTATCTAAAGCTGCCATTCAGTTTAGAGAACAAACTGATGATTGCTTCCCAGACAGGGATCGTAAAAGTGATGGATGGATTGCTTCTTTGGCACATGTATCCAGAGCACCAAAATCCGATCACAACCCTGACGAAAAAACAGGATGCGTTAGAGCACTCGACATTTCTGCTGGGCTATCTGACGACAAAAGGATTTCAGCGTATTTGGCAGATCAAGTTCGACTATATGGGAAAAATCATGGGCGTATCGCTTATGTAATCTTTGAGGAAAAAATAGCCTCACCTTTACTTGCTTGGAAATGGCGTAAATACAAAGGCATCAATAAACATAATCATCATATTCACATCAGCTTCAAAAAAGATCAAGACAATAATTCAGAGTTTTTCGACATACCACTACTCGGAGGTAAATCATGAAAATAAGCAAAAAGCATAAAGCAGCGATTAAGTCATATTTAAGAGCTGTGGCTGCATCAGGTATTACCGTCGGGTTGGCAATTGCTGGCGATGTTAAGCCTGAATACTCTGTCCTTCTTGGTGCGCTAGTTGCTCCACTTATCAAAGCCTTAGATCCGAAAGATACTGATCTAGGTGTTAATGCTGAGTAATGTCTGCAAGCAATTGGATCGCCATCGCCGTCGGCGTATGCTCCGTAAGCACAACTTTATTACTGGGTCTGCGCTGGGTTATTAAATCCTATTTGAATGAGTTACGACCTAATGGTGGCTCATCAATTAAGGATCAAATAAATCGACTTGAGAAGCGTGTCGATGATCTCTTTGTCTTAATCTCTAAGTCATAATTTTAATTATGGCGAACACACGAAAACCTATCAAACGCAAAAAGATCAATCGTCGCGTAGTTCGCCACACTCCTGATCCATTAACCAAATTGGATCAATGGTATATCGCAAAACATGAGATGTTTAGAGCTGCAAGAAAGGCTGGATTTTCAGAAAGTGTTGCACTCTACCTAATGGATAGTCCTGAAAGCATGCCTGACTGGATCGTGGGCGATAAGGGAATTATCCCTGTTATTCCTACTCCCGATGAGGATGACGATTAAAGCCAACCGCAGGTATCTTGTAACACCTGATTTGCAGATCCCGCTGCATCACCCACAAGCTGTAAAAAATCTCATTAAAATGAGTAAGCATGAGAAGTTTGATTATGTATTAAATGTTGGTGATGAACTCGATATGACCAGTCAAAGTCGTTGGGTAAAAAATACGAAAACTGAATTTGCTGAAACTTTAGATCAAGAGCGATCAATTGCTCAGGACATCCTTTACGATCTTGGCACAAGCGACATAATCAGATCAAATCATACCGATAGATTATTTACGACCTTATTGAAAGGTGCTCCATCATTGCTTGGATTACCAGAATTGGTTTATGAAAAATTCATGGGTTACTCAGATTTAGGCATTCGATTCCATAAAAGAGCTTATGAATTTGAGCGTGGATTTTATTTGGCTCATGGCGATGAAGGAGTTATGTCTAAGCATGCTGGTATAACTGCCCTAAATCTTGCCAAAAAGTGGGGAAATAGCGTAGTTTGTGGGCACACCCATAGACAGGGTGCTGTAAGGCATCAAACTGGCTTAAACGGGCGTTATTCAACGATTTGGGGCATTGAGGCAGGACACCTTATGGATATGAAAAATAAGGCTAGTTATTTGAAATATGCTTCAGCGGACTGGAATATGGGATTTGTGGTTTTGAGTTTTGGTAAGAAAGGGATGAGCGTTGAAGTAGTGCCAGTCAATCATGATGGATCATTCAGCTACAATAAACGCTCTTATGGGTCTTGAAACCGATTATCGGGATCGGACGATTGATGACCATATCGACGATCTTGAGGATATTGGCGTTATCTAATCGTTATAAAACACGCCGAAAGAAATTAACCCAGCGTCATTGATTTAGGTCATACTTTATGTATGCACAGATCGCCTGTGTATATGTAGGGAGCGAAATGACACTAAGAGAAGCTGGCTTTATGTGGTTTTACATAATGCTAGGGCTAGGCACGATTTATTGGATCGTTGCAACAATTAAAAATAATGCGTATCAGGCTGGATTTTGGTCTGGCAGATCAGCAGGTTGGAAATCTTGCATTGAGCACCAAGCAAAGATCAACCAAATGAAAATAGATCAAGTATTCGATTATGACAAAAACTGAAAGCCTGTTTGATGAAGTCATTACTACGATCCAACAGCGCGGAAGCGTCTATGGACATCCGTATTACAACCACAAAAGAATTGCTGGCTTATGGTCTGCATATCTCGATTTCCCAATCACACCACACCAAGCTGCACTTTGCATGGCACTCGTTAAGGTTTCTAGGCTTAGTGAAACTCCAGATCATTACGACAGCATCAAAGACTTTATTGCCTATGGATCTGTCTATAAAACTGTGCTTGATGCAGTCCAAGATACAAGCTGGGAGGATCAATAATGGCGTTCAATCTTGAGGATTACGAGGATGTAGCAACTCTCAATAAATGGTTTATTAGCAATTATCCAATGGGTCGATCTGATCTATCTGTGATAAGTCATGACCCTGAAAAGGGTTATATCTTAATCCAATCAACACTTTGGCGAGATAGCAAAGATCAATCACCAGCTGTATCCAATGTTGCATTTGGATCTAGAGAAACTTATATTCCTAATATGAAAAAGTTTTATGTTGAGGATACTGCGACAAGCGCATTAGGTAGAGCAATCATTTTACTTAAAGGATCTGACAAAACTGCAACAAAAGATGACATGAAAAAGGTGGAAATAAATCCATCATTCAAAGAGAAGTTAGAGGCTAAGCAGAATATCTACGGAAAGTCCGGTAGATCCGCTGCAATTGAAACTGCACTTAGAACTTCATTTGAAGCTGATAAGGATGTTGCTCCAGTTGCTTGGTCTGTTGGTGATGTTGTGGATCAAATTGGATCATCAACGCCTAATGAACCACCTGCATGCGAGCATGGTCATTTACTTAAGAATGGAGTTTCAAAAGGAGGTAAGCCATATTATGGATATGTCTGCAAAGTTAAACAATGCGAACCTAAATGGGCAAAACTTACAGCTAATGGAAAATGGTATTTTGAAGGAGGTGAATAAATGGGTGAATTACAAATCATTGATGGCTCTGGATTAACTGCCACCTTTACGGATGACGGTGTAGTCGTAGAGCCATCAACTGAGCATTGCGAACTATGCAACGATGACAGATTACTTCATGAGGGCGATCTGCTTCGATGCTATTCCTGCCACGCAATAAATCGGATTCCTTACAATGCCTAAATACGACTATATGTGCGATGGTGAGGGATTGCTGATTGTATTGGATTTACCAATGGATCATAAAATCCCTCATTGTCAAGTATGTGCAGCACCATTAAGGCGTGTCTTTACAGCTGTTCCAGCAATTTTTAAAGGCACAGGATGGGCTGGCAAAAATGGCTAAACCAATCAAATGGGAACAATGGATGTTTGATTTAATTGCCGATACAAAATTAACTGCAAAAGAAATTGCAGATCAGTTAGGCTGCACGCCACACGCTGTTTATCAACAAAGATCTAAAAATGGCATAAGGCAATGGAAAAAACCAGCAAAACGACCAAATCGCTATCCCAAATCTAAATGGCCGATGTCTTATAAATTAGCTAGGCGGTGGGTATTGGAAAGAGATCGCTGGACTTGTAGATATTGCGGTCAGGCAGCCAATCAAGTAGATCATGTTATTCCTCGAAATCATGGAGGATCTGATTTACCTACAAATTTGGTTGCCTCTTGTGCTCAATGCAATAATCTTAAAGGTAATGCTTGTTCAGTTTGTCCGAGGTGGAAACTTGGTTAAATTCAGATGTAATTTTTGTTCAGCCAATTCAGAGTTTATCTGGATGGATGGTTACGACACAGCTGATGGCTTTCGAGTATTCCAATGCCTTAAATGCTGTGCTATTGGAACTAAGAATTTAGCAGAATCTACTGACACTCAAGAGCCAGTTAAAAGATGCGATCAATGTGGGTCATGGCAGTTTGCAGATCAGGATTGTCATACTTGTGAATTGATTAGGAGTGAGTAATGGATTCAGGATTTGATGAAAAATGGATCGATCAATACAACATTGTGCCGTTCTACAACACGCCGTCTGACCTGCGGTTTTATTAAAGGATTTGGAGTCGTATGCTACCCTTAAACGCAAATTCGCTTTCAAAGCGAAAGGGCGATCTGCGAAGCAGAAAGATCGCAAGGTTTGGTTTGGTGATATCTTTGTCTTTAGTCATGACAATAGCCTTTCAAAAGATTGATTCCGCTAATGCTCTTACTGCTAATACATACAGACAATGGGCTTTTATACAGCTTAATGATATTGATGAATTTTATTGTTTAGATGAGTTGTATTACAAAGAATCAAGATGGAATCCAAAAGCCAAGAATGGTAGTCATTATGGTATTCCTCAAGGTAAAAGTAAATACTTACTTAAAGCTAATGGATATAAGCAGGTTGAGTGGGGTATCAAATACAATCAAGTACGTTATGGTTCTCAATGTAATGCATTAAAGCATTTCAAGATTAAGGGCTGGCATTGAGTAAAAGCGCATTACGATCTACTGGATCGACCAGACAATGGAGAAAGATTAGAGAACGCGTGTTGCGATCTGGTCAATTCATTTGCGTTTATTGCGGTCAAGAGGCTGATACTGTGGATCATGTGATACCT